TAATATGTTCACATTGGATGAAATGTATTGATTTGTTGTGATTGCATTTGAAATTCCAGTTAAAAACTCACCATTACCAAAATAGTACCCATCGGTGACAATATTTGAAGTTGCATTGATGGCTTCATTTGTGTTGGTTAATAAAAGTGTTTGACTTGTTGTGTTTCCGATATCTGTAATACCTTGAAGTGTTTGTGTTATATTTGAGAGGAGACCACCATCTCCAAAATAAATGTTTGCCGTCACTTCACCAGTTTCACTAATAAATGTATTACTATTTACATTAATACTTTTGTCGGCAAAGAAACTTCCATAGACGTGAACGTTCATGTGTTTAGAGAGGTCTGGGGTAATGTCTACACCCGCGGCATCATCGGTGGTGTACGCAAACATCAACTCATCTTCGTGGCCTCGGTACACCATGGCGACATTGGCTTCAGCCCTTTCCATGACCACACCGGAGTCTAACGTCGTCAGTTCATTTCCTGCGGCAATTTTAATGATGGCGTCATCTACGGCGAGGTTGTCCACTTGTAAAAATGTTGTATTGCCTCGCACTTCGAGATTCCCACCGACGATGACATCGGCTTGTGCGGTAATTGTATTGGCTTCGACGTCACCGTAGACATGGAAATTGATTGGATTCGTTGGGTCTGGGGTTAAAGAGACACCATCGACACTCGCGGTGCTATGGGCGACGATGAATTCCGTTTCACTAGCATCGTAGCCAAAGACGACATTCGCAGGGCTTTGTACACCGATGATGATACCTGTATCGGCCAAACCATTGTTCCCTAACCCTAAGATTGGGTCGCGAATGAACACGTTTTCAGAGTACAGGTAGGATGTGGACCCATGAACTACGAGATTTCCTTGAATTGTTGTGTTCCCATCAACGAGAGTGTTTCCATAAATTCTATTTAATGTTCCATTTGTGGTAAAAAAAGATGAATTTAAATTACCATCCACCTGAATATCTCCGCCAACGTGCAACTCATACTGGGGTTCCACATTGATACCAACAAATCCATCAGTCTTTAGGGACACTCCACCGGTGAGATGGAGTGTGTTCGATGTTGTATTTCCCATGTCGGAGATGTATTGGAGGGTGAGATTGGAAATGTTCCCCCCATCACCTGTGATTATGCCTTCAAACTCTGGGTCCACTTCAAGGGCACTGATACGCGCGCTGTTATCAGCGAGCTGGTCTGGAAGCACTTCGAGGGCACTGATTCGTACGCTGTTTGCTGCTAGGTTTGACACGGCATCGTTCAACAACAGTGCATTACTTTGAAGGGATGTTTCCAATGTCGTCACTCTAATACTATTTGAGAGTGCGTATGTTTGCAACAACGCAATGTTTGCAAAATTATTTGACGAGGTCACTTGCAAGTTTGCGATGTTTGCAGTGTTTACGGAAATCCTAAATGAATTATCTTCCAACCGTGCACTTAATGTTGTGATTCTATTGCTATTATCTGTGAGATTGCTTTCTAAATTGTTGAGACGTGTGTGAATATTTGTATTCACATTTGCTTCTAAATCTTGGATGCGTAAAACATTAGATGTATGATAGGCGGTGAGTGTAGAAATTCTTTGAGAATTATTTTGAAGATTAAACTCCAAATTACTAATCCTCACACTATTTGCTGCTAAATTTGATTCTAAGTTCCCAACTCTAATACCGTTAGAGGACATTTGCGTTTCCAAATTGGAGACACGCAGTGCGTTCGAATATGCATCAGTCTCTAATACTTCAATACGTGAGACGTTGTCTTCGAGGTGTGCTTTAAAAGCCACCCCTGTGAGTGTGCGTCCATCGCCAAAGTAGGCGTTGGCGTACACATCACCGACGACGTTCATGGTCACGAGATTTGAAGAGCTCGTAATAAATCTTTCAGATGCGGTGTTTGGTGTGTACCCCACAAACAGCTCGTCTTGAGCTTCTCGGTACACGACACCGACGTTTTCACCGGGTCTTTTCATGAGGACGCCGAGGTCATACAACAAATTTTCATTGACATTGTTTTGACCCAACTCAATGATTGGGTCTTTGACGGAAATATTTTGAGAATAAATTAAAGTTGTTTCTCCAAAAGTTGTGAGATTTCCTTCGATGTATACATTGCCTCTGGCGAAAAAAACATTTCCAGATGATGACGTGTCATCAATGTATACATTTGAACCAATATCTAATGAATGTGCGGGTTCGGTGTTCCCTGCTAGACCCACTGGACCAGAGGAGACGAACCCATTTGTGAACTGTACAACCTCTGTTGTTGTGTTCCCAGTTTCGGTGACATACTGAAGAGTTTTATCAACTGCCACGACTTGTGTCGTTACGATTTCATTCGTCGCAGTATCATACGCGAGGACATTCGTAGTAGCTACTGTGTCGTATCTGATTGGAGACACAAACGTACCCGAATGTGGTGCTTGCACTGTGGTGTCAGAAGCGTTCACAATGACGGAGTTCTCAGCCTGTGTGTGGGGCTGGAGCTTCCCAATGCGAACCTTCTCTCCGCGCTCCACGGTATTAAGGTTCTTCACCATTTATATAAAGGGGTATTTTAATTTGCAAAACGAAGGGCACCGATACCATTTCGTATCGTCAAAATGTTATAGGAACATGCATAAATTTTATCTATGAGAGTTCTGGATTCACTGTGGATTTTAAATGATGACACTCGTGAAAAATTAAGTGTTCCGGTCGGTTGTAAGGTGCTGGTGTTATTTGCAAAGCTGTGAAGGAATACATCGGGGGATGACACCGATGTGGTGTGATAGTACGCAGGGACGTCTAAAAAGTTTGGTCTGGCCCATTTGAATGGGGCGAGTTCAACACCATTGACTGAAAGTTTAATTCTATTATTAGGTGCTGTGAGGGTGCTTCCAGAGAAGATGTTTGATGAGGCGATAAACTTCACGGGGTGATTAAATGTGAGTTCTTGCGTGAGTTCGTATGATGGTGCAGTTGATTGAATTTGATAGATGAGCATGTCCACCGTTTGACCGGCGATTTGCGCTCTCTCTGTGGCATCTAAGAAATAATAGTTGCTGTGGCACTCCCACGTGTAGTTTCCGGCGAGTGGGCCCCAACGAATGCGCAACTCGACTTCTTGATACTGGAGCGCGCACATGGGGATGGCAGATTCCACGGCTTCACAGAAGAAGAATCTCAGTGGGTAAAACCACGAGGAACGACCACCCGGGCCAAGGGACCCTTTGGATGTGTTTTTGGCGAGCATATCGAGGGCGACGTATTGAGAAAAATCAGACGTCTGTTCATCTATAACCTGGCCACCGATGACGAGTTGTACAGATTCAATGAGCTCTGTCCAGTTTGAAATTTCAAAAGTCGTCGTTCCATCATCGACTGTAAAGTAGGTGTACCCCAACATGTCTCCGTTGCGTCCGAGTGTGATTGACGAGTACGAGTTCGAGCGCACAGCGCCTTGAATTTGTTGTTTTTCAATGGCTTGTGCGAAAGGTGTGTGTCTTTTGTACGTGGCGGAAAAATGGCTCATTTCTGGTTCGCTCGAGATCCATTCATCTTGAGCGCCCAGGCATACGAGTTGCGTGATGCCCGAAGACATTGTTATATTATATTAAGAAAAATTAAAGGTTCGGTCTCCTGCAAACAAAACGAATCACAAAAAAGTTTGCACCCGCGTCTGATGAATTTTTAATGGTATTCCCATTTTGGTCCAAAAGGGTCACGGTCAACTTATCGATGCGACGAATCGGGTCGATGTACTGCGCCACCACGGGATAGTTATCCTTGAATGTGATGAGGGTGTTTCCATTTCCATGTGTCGCACTCTCCGTGATGATGCTCCCGAAGGAACTTCGCACCACAGAGATGTTCCCCTGTCCTGTGTGCACGTTGGATGTACCGGGAATGGCGGCACGGTCGTTAAAGTGCGTGTCCAACTCGTCGATGGACAGGTAGAGGTGTTCGGTCTGAAGGTTCGCATGGACGTGTGCGGCGAGAAGACGGGCTTGCACGACGTTGCGAAGAGGGTTTTGCAGGTGTGCCACGAATGTATTCGCACTGGCCTGACCTATGCTATCGACGGTGATGGTGTGATATTCATAGGCGAGGTCAGGGATTGTGGTATCGGAAGTTACCAATGCCATTATTTATACTAGTATCTTAGATAATTTCGTATCCAGCTTGCTCGCGCACCAACTTTTCAGCACCGCACACTCCACCAGCCTTGCGCATGGAGTACGTGCTTTCGCCTTCCATGCCACTTCCCGCGACACACTTCAGGTCGTACGGGAGGTCAAACAAAGAGCCTTCATTCTTCGCTTTGATGGTCAAAGGCATCGGTGTGTAGTAGCTTCGGGAAGTCATCAACACAAAGACCACCAGGATGAGGGTGCCGATGAGCGTCAAGGCGTTACGGTTCGTCTTGTTGAGGTTGAACATTTTTTGATACTATAAATTGAGAAAATAAAGTAAAGTGCGTTAAAGATTTTGATTACTTTTAAAGATAATACATTAGATGGACGGTGAAATTATTCTGGACAGAGGTGAAACTAATGTCATGAAATTAGATGATGATGAGCAGCGGCTGATGGATGAAATTCAAATTTCTACCCCTCGACCTAAAAAGGTGCCGAGGCCTGGTCAAAACTTCAGACCGCGACCGTCGCCTGCGATGCAACACCAGGAAGAGATTGATGCCTTTGTCAATCCGTACAAACAAAACGAACAACAACAACCACAATACAACGAGGAACCTGAGGATGACTTTGGTGAAGTCGATGAAGGGTACGACGACGAATACCCCCAGATGGGTGGTGGTGGTGGTGGACCCACGTACCAGGAGGAACAGCCATCGAAGGGGTACAAATCCATTGATGAAGAGAAGAGTGATTTGTTGAACAAACTCACGAGACTTGAACGTAAGGGTTTCAACGTCAACAAACGGTTGAACGCGTACAGCCCGATCGAAGACTTGAGAAGTGAGTACAAGCGTATCACCTATACGATCGACGTTGACCAGAGTATCAAATTTAGCAGACGTGCCCTCATGGCCACTGCTACTGGTTTGGAATTCTTAAATAAGAGGTACAATCCGTTTGAGCTCCAACTCGATGGCTGGTCTGAATCTATTATGGAAAACTTGGACGACTACGATGGCGTTTTTGAGGAATTGCACGTTAAATATGGCGAAAAGATGCATGTCGCACCCGAAGTCAAGCTATTGATGATGGTTGGGGGGTCGGCTATGATGTTCCAT